CCCATGGATCTCGAAGACCACGACTATCAGCCCTTAGTGAATGGCGACGACACTATCCCTGTCGTCGAAAAGCGCAACTACATCTACATAATGTCTAGGATTACCGAGTTCTTTGGCTTATTTGGAGTAGACCTGCGCATAGAGGGACCACCCGCTTTCACAATGGAGCAAGTGGAGTGGTGTCAGGCGAGACCAGTGGAGTTACCACAGGGTTGGCGGTTTGTCCGCAACCCTTCAAAAGTGATGACCACACTCGCATCAGGACCGAAGTTTTGGCTTTGGGATCCCCCCTCGCAGGATGCTGAGTTCACTAAGAAGCAGCTCCGGTACTTGAAGAGGAGACTCTTCACCGTAGCTGTTTGCGAGAAAAGCTGCTCCATAGGCGTCCCGGTGCTGCAAGCACTGTGTGACGCTTTCATCTCTCTAGGCGAGGAACATGAGATGAGCAACGATGAGCTTAAGTCCACACCCAGTTATTACAGAATGATGGCTGATGGCGGACTTAACTGGCGTTGTAGCCCCACGATCACCGAGAGTTCACGTGCGAGTTTCGAGCGTGCTTTTGGATTGACCAGGGACGAGCAGATCGCAATGGAGGAAGGGTTCGGGAGATTGACCTTCCCAAGCGGGTTCACGCTCGCGCATGTGACCGATGACATGATGTACACTGGACCACCGAGTGGCCAAATGCTTCACGGGCGCACATAATCTTCCACATAGACCGGGATGTCTCTAAACTAACTCTTGCAAGGACAGGATGACAACCCATAGTCAAGACATTAGCCGTGACGGTAAAACAATGCACAATATGACCGCGAATGAGTGCAGCCTAGCGAGTGTCTTCAAGGAGGCGTATTTACGCCTAACCCACAGTGCCTCAAAGATCAGTGGGAACGCGGCTCACCGGCGGGCTCTAGCCAAGATCCCGACCGGCAATTAAATAACGGCAACATCAGAAACTTTAACAGAAACAAACGCGCGCCTGAACAACTTAGGGCTTCTTTCCCTGATGACTACCGCAGGATTCGTACTTTGGCGAGGCATCCAGACCTTGCTGACACGGAGATGGGCATTTACGCCAATGACCCAGCCTTCGCCAAGTACGCTGCCTGCGTCGCCGACCCCTGGGAGGCAGAGCCAGCAAGAGTTCCAACTGGTTCTCAGCTTCCCAGTCAGGTCTACAAATCCACCCTCACCCTGAACGTGACGACCAGCGCATCGCAGGGCTTCGGGTACATCGCAGTTTGCCCAAACACTGCGAACGACGCTTTCGCCGCGATTTACTCCGGATCGAACACCTCGGTAGTCACCCAGGTGCCCGCGCAGACCGCTGCGCCGGCTGGGTATTCGCGAGCATCCTTCACAACCCTGCCCTACGCCGGGTTCCAGCACGGCACGTTCCCCGTGGCGGGCGACCAGACCGCGGTGAAATCGCGTGTCGTTGCCTGCTCCATGCGTGTCAAGCCCACCACCGCTATGCTCAACCGAGGCGGTTTGATCCGCGTGGGGCAGTCTCAGGGCCAAACCGCCGCCGGTGTTGGGTTCGACCAGCAACAGGATCTCATCGTCGGCAATGCGCACGAGTACGATGGAGGGATGGACGGCACGACCGAACTTCGCTGGCAGACAGCATCGGTTTGTGACCTCGACTTCAACGATTGGTTCCCTAATGGCGCAAATAACGTCCAGAGGTGCCAACCCTTCTCACAGTGCGCTGCGGGCACGATCGGAGTCGAAGTCGCGCCCATGTACGCCATCTTTCAAGCACCTCAGGTTGGGGGAGCGTACGCCACCCAAACGTACACCGTGACGCTTTGCGTCGTCGCTGAGTACACTGGGTTTGTCGCCGCCGGCGTGCCCATTTCTACTTCTAACCCACGTCGCGGACTTCCGTCCCTGCCTGACATTCGCGGATCTATGGTCCGCGTCATGAACAAAGCTGGTACAAGCAAAGGCGGTGACTGGTTCGACAAGATCTTCGGGTCGAGCACTGCCAAACATGCGGACGACGCACTTGACTTTGCGTTGGCGAAAGCGGAGAGACTTTCTAACATTGCCGGCAACCTCATTGGCTTGAGGCGCGCCCCGGCTCAGCAGAAGGCTCCCAAGCAGAGGAGGCCTCGTAGCTCTGTCATGATCGAAGAGATCTATGACACTCCGGCACCTCTCCGCATCCGCTCAAAGTGAGTCACTAACATGAATGACCGAAAAGTCATTAAACTTCTCCCTGGCCAGGTAAGGCGCTGGAAACAGCTGGTAAGTCACCAAACAACTCTGCGGACTGCAAGATCCGCTCCCTGTCAAACAATACCCTTTCATTAGGGGGGCCGTATGGGATTAAAAATGAACCGACTGTAGGTGTAATAGCCTACAACGGGCC